AATTCAAAATTATTTTTTGTATGTTTCAATGTTTACGTCTAATAAAATAATTAATGGATCGTAATTTTCATATTTAAAATTCAAAATTTACTTTTTCCCACGTTTAACAGAACGACGTTTAACAGAACGACGTTTAACAGAACCGCGTTTGGCTGATTTACGTTTAACAGAACGACGTTTAACTGATTTACGTTTGGCTGATTTACGTTTAACAGAACGACGTTTAACTGATTTACGTTTGGCTGATTTACGTTTAACAGAACGACGTTTAACAGAACCACGTTTAACAGAACCACGTTTAACAGAACCGCGTTTAACAGAACCGCGTTTAACAGAACCACGTTTACCACCAATCATAGGTAACATACTTGCTCTTGATTTTTTTTTTGTATATTCATTTAATAAGTGTGTATGATTTTTATTTATATCATCGTAATGCCTAGAAAAGTTTTCATAATATTCATTTTTAATTATTTCTGGCATCGGTGGCAAAATACGAAATTCTACAAGAATACTAGCCAATTCGTCATTTGAAAAATAGTCTTCATCGTTGTATTTTGATCCATCGTTTACATATAATTGTGCAGCATTTTTTAATAAAAAATTTATATAATTTGAATACTGTGGCGATTTTGTAATATTTAAAAAAATGTTTTTTAATTTAGTTAACATTTCTCCTTCATCTAAACGATCATCAATTATGTTTATTTTTTTAGAATTCGACATATTATACTATAACCATATAAAATAATTATAAAATAAATTAATTAATTAATGGATCGTAATTTATATATGTAAAATAGTCATGTATTTTAATAGATTTAGTTATTATAAAATCTATAATACGCAATAATAAAAATATAATAGTCACTATTAATAAGATTGATAATATATATATTAATGTATATAATTCTGGAGTTACATTGTCAAAACTTAATTTAAGACCTATATTTGGTGTTTCTTCATCTAAAAGGTACCTTTCATTGTTGAGGTGCATCGTATTCTTATTCTTATTCTTGTATTTTATTGTATTGTATTTTAATTTTTTTTATCATTTTTTTATTAAAACTTTTTTAAACTGTAAATATAAGAGAAGATATGTTTACAGATATTCAAAATTTATTTCTAAATCAACATGGATCTTTTGCAAAAACATTACAATTTGAAACAATTGTTATATTTGTTATTGTATTGATTGTCGTAACACAAGCGTTTGAGAAATCATATGGTTTTGTAATAATACTAGTAGTTTTTGCTTTATATATATCAAATACATATGTTAATGTAAAAAATAATAAAGTAAACGATTTTAACAGTATGACAATGGTTAAATTACAATCTTTACAATCAAAAGTTTACGACTACATTGATATAAAACTTAAATTAATAAGAAATTCCAGTGAAAATAAAATGCCACAATCTGAAATCCAAAAAATGTATAATCAAAATCAATTAGATTCATTATATATCGATTCAAACGTAATTCATTTCTTATTCTCGGTTATTAAATTAAGCGAATATAATCCAGAAAATTTTTATTCATTATTAAAAGGTACAAATAGTATATTACGAATAAAACGTGATATAGATCTTTTTTACGAATCAAATGGTGTGTATCCTGAAAATACAAGCGAATTATTCCAAGCCGCATTAAAATTAAGACAAAATACGATTAATAATATGCACAATTTTGTATACACAATTCCTAAAACAAGTATAATGTATAAATATCTAGATGATTCTATTACAAGATACGCAACACTTGTTTCTAGAACAACAGATTCAATTCATACAAATTATAAAAATAATATACAAAGAGTTGGATTAAATTCATCTACAAAATTTGTCACATATAATACTACAAAAGATTTTGACCCAATCGAAAATCACGAGTCATTTGTAACAAAAGGCGATAATAAACATTTACAATTTTATATTTAAACAATTTTATATTTAAACAATTTTATATTTAAACAATTTTATATTTAGGGTGTAGGCAATTTTATTTAAATCACGTTAATAATACAAGGTTCATCTAAATAAAAAGTTAAAATATTATCAAAACAATAATCTTGGTATTCTTTACTAAATCGTAACAATATATCGATTGGAATGTAATTTGTAATTAAAGTTTCTAAATAAACAACCGTATCCAAGTTATTTTTAAAATATATTTTCAATGAAACAAACAAAGTAAAAAAATCCCAAAATTCAAAAAATATTGATGAAATTTTTTTATCAGATTCGCCTATAAAAGATGATCTATTGTAATTTGGAAATGTATTAATCTTTTTATCAAGAATAAAGGAATTACCGAAATCTATTATATAAAATTTACCTCGACGAATAAACATTTTTGGATTTACAAAAATATTATGTATATGTAAATTACCGTGTAAAAAATTAAACGTTCTAAATTTACAAACAAATCCAAACAGTTCATTTAACAATAATTTGATATTTGGATTATATTTATTCAAGAATGTATACAATGATACTTTATCACTTGTATCATATATAATCTTATCAGCCACAATAGATGTTTGTAATGCGATTCTATTGTCAATTATATACAAATAAACAAGGACCTCCCATTCGAAAACATTTTGTAAACTACAATATTTTACAATATTACGTTTAGTATCGCGATCACAAACACATATTTGATAAGAATTTGATGAAATATTTTTACATTCTGAATCTACTTTTTCTGATATTGATTTAAAAATATTTTCTTCCTCATATCTATCCCCCTTTTTAAATAATTGAAACATATTTACTTATATTTACACATTTTGCAAATATAATTAGATTTTTAATTAACAAGAACTCTTAAATTTTAATTAACAAGAACTCTTAAATTTTAATTAACAAGAACTCTCCATTTAACAAGAACTCTCCATTTAACAAGAACTCTCCATTTAACAAGAACTCTCCGTTTAACAAGAACTTTTAATTAACAAGAGCTCTTAAATTTTAATTAACAAGAGCTCTTAAATTTTAATTAACAAGAGCTCTCCATTTAAATACAATTGATGTAAAACTTGTGTAATCTGGGGTTGTATATTGAATTTGACCAAATTCTGTAATGTTAAATTGAATACCTGTGTCATCACCAACATATGTTTTAATAATTTCCCAAGAACTACCCTTATTTACTCCACGAATATGGAAATTTACAAACAAATTAGTAGATGCAATAACACGAACAGATAAATAACAATCAAAACTCCAAATTGAATTGTGAAAAACCAAATCTGTTATATCAGTAAAAGTAGTAATATTATTTTGACCATTAAATGTCAATGTAGAAAACATATCATATTGATTAGGTGTCATATTTGCTCCATTAACATACAAATTGTTTCCAACATACAAATTTTTACCAATACTTGCACCACCTAATGTGGTAAATGTACCTCCTCTAGTAATAGAACTAGCATTTGTAGTATTTGATATACTAATACCACCAGCTACCAATATACTTCCAGAAGAAACGCTATTAGATATTTCTGTTGATACACTTGTAGCACGTGAAAAGCAAATAGGTATATAATCAGATAATAATATTGATTTTTGATTAGGATCCTGAACGGAAGATCCAAATTCAAATTGATCAATTGTTTCATTATAAATAACACCAACATATGGTTTATTATACAAATTTACAACATCACCTACAGAAGGATTTTGAGTATGCCAATCGCTAGATAAAGTTGCTATTTTAGTAGTACCATTATAAACAAGTACTTTTCTAATTTGATTATTACTAAATCCAGATGATATTTTAACCCACCATCCAGTATAATATTCATTAATAGCACTTGCCTCGGTTGTTAATTTAATTTGAGTTGATGTCATACCGGATTGATCAGGTAATATATATGTAGCCGAATATGAATCCGCAACAACATCCCCAGAACCAATATTGTTATCTTGTTGATATCTTTCTATGATCCAGCCAGAATCATTTGATCCAGAAGGACCAGAATTTAAAAGGAATACATTGTCTTTTAAACTAGTATTTGTTGTATCAATTGATGTTGTTTGACCATTAACTGTTAAATTTCCTACAATCAATGTATTTCCCAATACATTAAGATTTCCTGATACACCAACTCCACCAGATACTAATAACGCACCTGTACTAACATTTTCACTAGAAGTAGTAGATGAAATGTATGTATTTCCTCCAACCAACATATTTTTTGCAACACTTGTTCCACCACCAATAGTCAAACTACCACCATTATCAAGACTAGTAGCATTTGATGTATTTGAAATAGAAATACCACCCCGAAAAACAACAGAAGCATCATTTATATCTGAACTTGACGTCTCATTATGAAATACTGTTTTACCATCAGAATTAGAAATATCAATTGATTTCTCGATAGCGTTTCCTAAAGAATTATAACGAGTTATTGAAAAATTTTGAGTAGAACTAGATCTATCTATTGAAAAACGTTTAATATTAAAACTGTCATAAAAATTAATAATACTATTGTCTTCAGTATAATAATTTGATACTCCTCTAGTCATGTAAACGTCTCCCCCAATATAAATATCCTTTCCAATACTAGCACCACCAGGTGTCAATATACTACCACCATTTGAAATATTTATAGCATTGGTATCAGTTTGTAATGTCAAACCTCCCAAACTAACAAGACTACCAGTTGACAAGTTAAGTGCATCATCTGTAGCAGTTAATGCCAAATAGGCATATGTACTTGAACTACTACCACTACCGTTTATAGAACCTCCGACATATAAATCACCACTTATAGCTGCCCCACCAGCTACTGTTAAACCACCTCCATTTAATGTATTTACAGAATTCTCACCACTTTTAATAGATAATCCACCTGTAATTACAACAGCAGCTTCTTGAACAGAAGTTGACGGAGTAGAATCTAAAAAATGTGTTATACCACCAATAACCATGTTTTTAGCAACTGATGCTCCACCAGCAATTGTTAAAGCACCACCTCTAGTAAGTGCATCAGATTCTTGTGTACAACTAATACTAATTCCTCCAGTTAAAACTAATGCAGCTGTAGTTGAATTAACAGATTCGGTTGTCGAAGTAAATGTTATGGTATCATTGCAATTTAATGTACCATTGATATCTAAGCTATACAATGGATCATGGACATTTATACCTATATTTCCAGATGTTTGTAAAACTAATTGGTCAACATTTGTCCCCGTATAAGTAGAAATATACTTGTCCTGACCAGTTCCAGTTTTATCAGAATGAATAATATAACCAGAAACAGCCATATCAAAACTTGTACCTATATATAATTTTTCACTATCCGGGTTTTCATTTGAACCCAAACTATATAATGACATTTCCACTGGATATGGTAATACAGAAACAGATCCATCTGCAATTAAATGTATACTAGGGTAAAGTGCACTTGTTATCTGCAAACAAGAACTTGAAGAATTTATATTGATTGTAGAAAATGTAATTTCAGATATTATTAAATCACCACCTATTAATAAATCTTTGGCTATACTTGTACCTCCAGCTACAGTTAAACTACCTCCATTTGAAACATCTGTAGCATTTTGTATATTATTAATACTTAACCCACCCCGTTGTATCACTAATGCTCCAGTACTTGAATTCGTAGATTGGGTAGTTGAATTAAAAGTTACTGTACCGTCATTTTTAACAACAATTTGATTGGCAATACCTGATTGTATTACTAAATTCTGTTTAACCCCAGTACCAAGATTATTTACAGAAAGAATATAATCATCACGGTTCCATCCTAATTTTAAATATTCACTGTTCGTTACATCATTAGGTAATCCATTTCCAAAAATGCACAAATCATTAGTAGCATTTACACCATTATATGTAAAAAAATTAATACTACTGTCACTGTTATTAGATTGATAAGATAATGCATTACTATTAATTCCTCCTCCTAATACAGTATATGATTGATTTTTACCAATGAATACAACATCTTTATTTCCCTTTATTCTAAAAACTTCATTACTACTAGAACCATCGCCTGAATAAAATATGTGTGAATCAGTATAATTAGTAACTTGATAAGTGAGTGAACCAACAGTATTACCTAAACCAGTAAATCTATTTGTTTCTGATAAATCCAAAGCCTCTTGGTATAATACTAATTTATTCCGTTTATCAGTGTTTACAATTTCTATACCTATGGAATCTCCTGTAAATGTACGTTTCCCAATAGCCATACCTCCAAGTGTAGTAAATGATCCACCACTTGTAACAGAAGTAGATTCAACTGTTGTTGTAATAGTTTGTCCGCCATTTATTATAAATGAACCAGTTGATTTATTTAATGAATTTGTAGTATTAGAAATATATACTGGTTGTATAAATTCGGTATTATTAGAATGAATTGATATCATTGTTAAAGAACTTTCATTACTAAATTTTATATTACCAGACGATGTTCTAAATTCAATATCTGAATTATTTCCTACAACTAAATTATTACCAGACATATTAATTGAGGCTGGTATAAGTTGTGAACTATTACTTAAAAGTATTTGATCAGTTCCAGTATACCTAATGGTTAACCCATTATTACTTGAATTTGGAGATCCTAAAAACACTTGTCCTGACACATTCAAGTCTCTTCCGATAGCAACTCCTCCGGCAACTGTTAAAGCACCGCCATTTGAACCATCTGTTACATTTTCTGTACATTTTATTCCTACACCACCAACAACGGTTAAAGCACCGCCAGTTGAACTTGTACTGACTGTTGTAATATTAATTTTTAAATTTACGTCTGTTAAATCAAATGATTTATTTACACCATCTGGACTTATATAAAAATTTTTATTTGATACTGTATCTAAAAATAATCTATTTTCGCTTAAACCTCCAACTTGTATAATACCATTTGAACTATCCAAATATAAATCTTTTCCTATAAATACATTTTTCATTATACCTGCACCACCAGCAATAGTTAAAGCACCACCTGATGTAGAACTACTTGCATCATATGTTGTATTTATACTAGTACCACCATTTACAACTAAAGCACCATTTAAAACACTTGTACTTGCAGTCGTACTAGTAATATTGATATCTCCTTGCTGTATAACCAATGGAGATTGATTTGGCTCTACAGTTATTTTTTTTAAACGTATATCAGCCATTCTTATTTATATCCCAGATAATTTATTTTACAAACAAACATAAAAACACAATTAGTTCGTAAGGTAAATAAAAAAAAAATAATTACTTAAGTTAAATTAATGTTTGATAGACCCATTTTATTTTACAGTGAGTACTGTATTCATTCTAAAAATTTTTTAAATGCACTAATGAAACATCAAGAATTATTCGATTTATTTATTCGTATAAACATTGATGTTGATATAACTACTAAACAACGTCCTAATGTATTTTACAATATTCAAAGGGAACTTGGTATAAAAATAAAAGAAATCCCTACAATAATAACTCCTGGTCCAGAAAATATATTAACAGGAGCTGATGCATTTGATTGGTTGGATTTTCAAACTAAATCTTTATCAAAAGAGTCCGTTGAAGGATTTAATTGTATAGAAATGGGATCCTTTTCCGATTCCTATTCTACATATGGATCATCTGATTTAAATGATGCAAAACAACAGACTTTTAAATTTATAGGTAAAAACGATGATAAAATTGAAACACCACCAGAAACAGCTAGTAGTATATCAAAAGACGATTATTCAAGAAAACAACAAGAAAGAGAAACATTTGATAATGTTCATTACAATACAAAACAAAATACAAAACAAAATACAAAACAAAATACGCAACAAACTGGCGGTGGTTTTAATCCAAAACAAACTGGAAGTCCATCGCAAAACGGAGGTGGAGGTGTATCAGATAAACAAAAAGATTTTGACTATAAATTACAACAAATGCTAATGGAACGTGAAAATTCTGGAAATGTTTCTCAAAAACATTGATAATTTCTATTATTCATTTTTTTAAATAAGAAAACGTATTTAAAAAATTGAAAAAAATTGAAAAAGAATTATAGATTACTAAAATGCATACGAGACTAAACTTCATACGAAATAAAGAATATGTTGTCTACTGAAATTGCAGCTTTGACCATTGGTTTGACTATTGCTTTTGCAACTACTTGTTTATTTTTATACGCGGGTCTTGTTAAAGATAGAAAAATGTTTACAAATCAAAGGTTGTTTTTTATAAAAAAATGGTTATATATCTTTTCTATTTTTGCAGTAAATGCAGCAGGTTGTTGCTTGGTGTATTATACTCAAAATTTACAGGTTATATTGTATATCATTTTGGTTTTAAAATCAAAGGATATTTTGATGAGTATTATGTTTACATTCAATATGATTTACAAGGCATTGTTTGTTAAAAATGAAGAACCAGATTTGGAAATTTCAGGAGAAATTAAAAGAATTGTTGCATTTGTCCCTGTATATAAAGAAACATTAGAACAATTAACCAGAACAGTTGATAGTTTAATTGCAAACAAACTTGGACCAAATTATTCTATGATTTGTATTGTATCAGATGGCATTAATGATTACAAAGATATTTTTGATAGTCTTCTTATTACAAAATATGCAAAATATTATAAATCTTGGACAGGAGAAGATGTTTCTACTAACATTTACTATGGAACAAGAAAGGATAAACACGTTGTAATTATTCAAAAAGAAGAAAACCAAGGTAAAAAGGATAGTATCATTTTGACAAATGAACTTTTTAATTACGAACGTTCTAATTCTACTATTATTAATCACCAATATCGTGATGAAATTTTATCTGATATTAATAATACATTTGGTGTTTCTATTTTCGATTATCTATTTTGTACAGATGCGGATACTGTAGTTAGTGAAAATACATTTACTTGTCTTATTGACACCATTGAACAGAGGAATGCTGTAGCAAGTTGTGGTATTGTTAATGTTGATTTTTCAAAAGGAAATTCATTTTGGAATAATCTTCAAAATTTTCAATATCTATATGGTCAATATATTAGACGTACTAATGAAGATCTTTTTAATCAAGTACTGTGCTTACCAGGATGCATTTCAATGTTTAAAATTAATACTGGCAACAATGGATACGCTGGTCTCACAGGTGGAACGATTGTGAACGAGCGCCATAAAGCACTTGACCTTTATTCTAAAATTCCTGATCATAATCATCTTGTAACTTCTAGTGTTCAATATGTAGGAACTGATAGAAGATATACTAGTAGTTTAGTTTACACTGACAAAAATGCAAAAATTGTTCTTGATACTAGATGCAATGCATATACTATTCCACCATCTAATTTGGACTCTTATGTTTCACAAAGAAGACGTTGGTGCCAAAATACATACTTTAATAGTATGATCAATATTATCGGACCAAATGTTAATTTTATATCACGATTTTTCAATGTCGTTGATTATTTAAGACTTAGTCTTGTTTATTTCAGATTGTTTAATACTTTGTACTTTATTTACTTACTACACAAACAACATAATATCTTGGAACTCCTACCGTATATTGTTATCCTATGTTATCCTGTATTATGTTTCTTGGTTTACAGTTTATTCGATGGACATCTGCGATCACAGTGGTTTAGCCTTTTCATTTCATTAATTATTAACAAAATTTTTGTAATGTTCTCAACTATCTCTATTTTTACTAATATGCTATGGAATATTGGCAGCAGTTCTTGGAATCAACAAACAACAATTGTACAGCAACAAACACAACAAGCACAACAAACAACAATTGTACAGCAAGTTTAAATAATTACCAATCAAATTATCAAATTATCAAATTATCATTTTAACTTTTTCTTTTAATAAACAAATTATCAAATTATCAAATTATCAAATTATCAAATTATCAAATTATCAAATTATCAAATTATCAAATTATCAAATTATCATTTTAACTTTTTCTTTTAATAAACAAATTTTAAAACTTTTCTTAAAACTTTTCTTAAAAAGTTTTTAATTTAATTTTTGAACTTGTACATTTTGAAAATATGTCCAAGTATCATGTGGTGTAGCTGTTTTTGGTAAACTTCCACCAAAAAATGTTTCAAATATAATTGTGTTGATAAAATGTTTAGTATCTGTTCTCCAAATAATTTTATCAAATTTTTGAGTTATATTATTTATAGTAACTTGTAACAAACCATCTTGTATAGCTACATTATCTTTTAAATTATTTAATCTTAATTGTATTGAAACATTATTCCAATTATGTGAATCAAAACGTAATTGATGTCTCCACAATGAATCACCATATTGTCCATTTTTAATAACAAGTGACTCGTATTCTTGACTTTGGATTTGGTTTGATTTAGGTAAATAAAGATAAGCTTCTGCACTAAAATTAGCTCTCCAAGCTATTCTACAACTTGCATTATCTGTATGTTTACCTCCAGATCCCCCTGTTGTATTTGCACCAGCATTGATGAATAAACCAGGTAATTTACCTCCTAAAACTGGATCAAATGTTTCATCAAATTTAACTTGATATGTTAATAAAACTTCTTTTGCCATATTTATTTCATCTGGGTTTGAATAAAATCCAATACCGCCAACTGGTAATTTACTTGGAGAATAACTACCTTTTGGATAATGTACTGCAAGTACTGTGCCGTTTATAATTTCGTGGTTATTATTACCTTTACCAAATGCTACTCGGATAATATTCCAATCAGATATACCTTTTTCTAAAATACTTAGTAAATATAACGGTAATGCAATTAAATCTTTATTGATTTTCATTATTCAATTATAAAAAAATGAATTCAAATCTTTAAGTTCATTTTTAATAAATATATTGTTTAAAGTATATAATATACAAAACGAATAAGCTAGTTAAAATGAATAAATTAAAGAATTTGTGTAAAATATTTTTTGTGTTTTTAAATTTGGTAGTTAATGGTCAAACTGTTCCGAGTTCACCATTTGGCGATCCTAATGTAATTTGTCCGAAAATAAATGGTGCACCTGTTTTGGTTGGAGGATTCCCATCTACACCATACCTTATTACACCATTTAAGGATATTTTTCAAAATCCACCATTAGCAAATATTAAAGAAAAAGTTTGTCGTACAGATGGTCATTGTATATTTGCGTATGATATGAATATTATTCATTCTCAAAAACGTATTTTTGATAATACAGTTGACAGTTGTAAACAATTTCCAGGAACTTGGTTTTTATCTTACAATGGAAGTATTCCTGGTCCAACTATTCGTGTACCAGTTGGTCACGAATCTTTAGTTAGATTTAAAAATTTAATCAACTACAATACAGGATTTTTCAAGGGTAGTTTAAACCCTTGTTTACCAAATAATAATAGAATTGGTAGACCTATAAGTGTTCACCACCACGGTTCTGCAAGTTTGGCACCATTTGATGGATGGGCAGAAGATGAAACTTGTTATGGTGAAATTAAAGATTATGTTTATCCAAACAATAGACCAGCAACTGAATGGTATCACGATCACGCGTTACATATTACAGCTGACAATGCATATTTTGGTCTTGCTGGATTATACATTACTTCATCAAAAATAAAAGACGGTGGTTGTGGAGAACCTTGGAATTTGGAAGATATTCAAGAATATCATATGATTTTAACAGATAAAGTATTAGACAACAAATGTCAATCATTTATAGATATATTTGGCGCACACGAAGATAATTTATACGGGGATATTAATTTAGTTTCCGGTATTCCTTTTCCAATTATGAATATGGAACCAAAATGGTTACGATTTAGATTTGTAAATGCTGCTGTATCTAGACCATATCTTTTTAAAATTAAAGACCATAATTTAAATGATATTTCACAAAGAATTTGTAGAGTAATTGCTACAGATGGAGGTTTTAGAAAAAGTCATGTTGCATTTCCACCAGAAGGTTTGTTAATTGGAGTATCTGAAAGATATGAGATTGTTTGTAATTTTTCAGCATATAGTGGTAGAACCGTTTACTTTTGGAATGACTTTGATAAAGAAATTATGAAAGATGTTCCTTATTTTTGCAATTCACATCTTATTGCAAAGGGAGTATTTGCTACGACTACTACTGAACTTGTTCCACCTGTATTTTCATATAACCAAATTACACCATCTCCATTAAGACCAATTTTTGATGTTCTGAGTACAGCCGATATTAACACGGCTACTATTATGGCTAATGCTGGAGAGTACCATAGACAAATGAATTTTGGAAGAACTAATGGTCATTGGACTATTAATGGCGAAACATGGGATACTGCAAAAATTGCAGCCGAAGATGTCGGGCATAATACTTGGGAATTATGGCAATTTAGATCAGGTGGTGGTTGGTTTCACCCAGTTCATATGCATCTTGTTGATTTCCTTATAATTAAACGTGAAAAAGAAGTATTAGGTAGTATACAACCTGTAAATCTAAGAACATACGAACAATTGGCACCAAAAGATGTATTTTATCTTGGCCCAAGTGAAACAGTTTATGTATTAGC